ATATGATGCCATTTTTAGTTATCTCCTTACGCCGTAGCGTTTCCTGTTAGTTGTCCAAGCTTGATGACAACAAACTCTGCTGGGTATTCTAGAGCGACACCGACTTCAATGTTAACGATACCGTTTTGCATATCGCTAAAACTTGTTGTTGTGCTATCTACTCGTACGAAGAACGCATCCTTAGGAGATGCTCCACGAAGACCACCCTGTTGCCAGTATGACTCTAGGAATGCTCCAAGGGCTGTACGAATACGAGACCATAGACGCTCATCATTGTTCTCAAACACAGCAAATGTTGAACGGTTTGTCATCTCGTTCTTGATGTAAATCAAGGAGCGACGTACGTTGATATAGCGGTGTTGAGGTGTGTTCTGCAAGGTGCGGGCACCCATTGGAACGATGCCAGCACCAGGAACCTGGCGGATAGCATTAAGTGGATTTGCTGTTGTATTGATATCGTCTAGCTCAGAATTTGAGAGTAGACGTTCTGTTGCTACAGCAAGTGCCAAACGGTTGTTAATACCAGCTGGTGACTTGAATACGCCACGAGAAGCATCAGTTGCAAGATATTGACCAATCATTGCTGCGCCTGGAGCCTGTAGACGAACTGCTCCTGGTGTTGCACGAAGTGAGTTTGGAATCTGGATCCATGGGTAGTATGCAGCAGCATATTCACCGGTAGCGGCTCCAAGAGCAGCTGTGATGAATGTTTTTGCATCTGATACAGAAAGACCAGACTTTACGTCGAGAACAGCAAATGCGTCTCCACGTGCTTCGCAATAACTTGCAAGGTCTGATTGAATTGTTTGAGAGTATGAACTATCTGAAGCATAAGCAGCATCTGGAACGTTCATAACCAATGGGTTCTGAATTGGATCAAATGTGCCGTATGCTGCAAGGTAAGCAGCTTCTAGTGGAACATCTCCATTAACTCCGCCTGTAAGTGAAACTACTCCCATAGTAGTAAGTGCAGGCATGTTGCTTGGAACTGCTGATCCATTTAGAAGATCTACTACATTTACGTAGCGTTCAGCTACGCTGTTTACTGCAGAGACTACATAACGAGAGTCTGCAATATCCATGCTTAGGTCTGCATAAGTCTGTGAAACTCCTGCAGCTGATGTGACTGTAAGGTTGAAACGTGTTGGGTCTCCAGCTGCAGTAATTGCTACTGCTAGTCCGTTGCCCCATGTTCCTGAGCTTATAGCTGTTACTGAAAGTGTATTAATTCCACCACCACCAGAACGGTCTGTTAGGCTAACTGTTGCTGAAGCAGCATCAACGCCTACTACTCGCTTTACGTATAGATTGCGGCCGCCATTGGCAAAAAAGTTATAGGCAGCCCATGTTGTTGGGTAGGCATCATCTAACTTACCAAATGTTTTGACGAAGTCAATCCATGAAGTAAGTAGTACAGGAACATCTGTCTTTCCTTGTCCCAATGTGCCTACGAGAGCACCAACTGCGCTGCCATTATCGGCAAGAACAATCGTGGAAGGAAGTTCGATTTCCTGAATGAAAACGCCTGGGCGACTGTATGTAGTCATCCGGTTTTCTCCTTAGTTAGTTGTTTTATAGTTAGAGTCTGAATTTTATACGGTTAGCTTAGTGAACGGGGTGTCCGATACAGTATACGTAATTGTGGGAGGTTCTAGCACCTGGTAGAGCTGAGTTAGTACAGAAGGTAAAACCTCTGCGCTTACTCGTATGTTGTAGACATTACTAAACAAGCGCTTGCTTGATTCAGTAGTATCTCGTTTTACGAACCCAAGCATATCTAACCTGCGTATGGTGCTATCTTCAGGGATATACAAGGATCCAAATCTAAACGGTAACCTGTCATTATTGTACACCGCTGAAATCAACTGCCGGTCATGCCGAGGCTGACGAGCATAAGTGGTTACTTGGTAGTACAACGCTACGGGGATAGGCCAGTAAGTAGCTGTGCTGACTTCTGGATCTACGCCTTCTGGGGTATATGTAAGAGTAGCGTAACCACGATGAGCACGGTCTACTTCCTCTGTAACGCCCGTAAGATCAATAGTGATGTAAGGATATGACTGCTGACGTATTTGTGCGTCAGGCTGGCCGTAGAAGACCGGTACGGGGCGTGCCTGGTTACCTGAGTCAGAGACTGTAATCCCAGATAGACGACTCTTTAGAGCTTTATCTTCGTTAATTAAAAAAGGCATTAGAGGTCACCTCTTAAGTAAGCCTGGATCATAGGGGTCATTTGCATGCTTGAGTTGCCATAGGAAAAGTCATAGACTTCATTTTGATGCTCGGGTGCCATGGTAACCGTAAGATTCTTTTCTTCAGGCTTAGAAACCACAACGATACTACCGGCGGATTCAGATCTCAAACCAGCGTCAGCTAACTTACTGCTGAGGATGGGAGTATGTAAAGCAGCTAGATCTCTTTTATAGAGAAGCATTACCTTGTCTAGTGTAGATGCGAGGAGAGTCTTTTTATTAGCCATTCTTCTTGAGAGCCTTTGAAATTAGATATCCCGCAACGAGACCGGCAACAACTTTCTTATTGCCATTTTTATCTAATCCAGCAAGACCACGCACGAATTCAACTTTGTCAGCCTCAGTTTCCTGACGGCTTAACTTGTTAGCTAAAAAGATCATAATTCCTCCATAGGAAGATGCAAGGGTAGAGCTGCTGGGTTCCGGATTTCTCCGGCGTCATAGACAAGGTTACTACAAAAGAATAGCCCGTCAGCATTAAACTGACGGGCTTTGAGAACTTATTGTTACTTCTTGTCAGCCTTCTTTTTAGACATACCAGGCTTCTTGGAGATCTTATCGATCTTTGCCTCATCCCAAGCATTGTCTTTTTCCATAGTCTTTTTAGTTGACTTAGGTTGTTTCTTGTCAGCCTTTTTAAAAGCCTTCTTACCCTTAGCAGTCAGGTTCTGGGTATCTTCTTTATCCTGAGGTTTATCTTTTCCTTCAGAGTACTTGCCCTTTTCGTATGACTTGGCCATTACTTTTTTCCTTTACAGGTTGAGCAAGAGCACTTACATCCCTTGACTGGCTTATTCTTGGTGCACTTACATCCGCATGCTTTACACATGTTATTCTCCGCTTCCTTTGCGACTATGGTATTTTTTGGTTGCTGAGACCCCGCCGTTAATGGTCACAGCTCCAGCTAGCTTGGTTAGATCATAGGTTCTGCCCCCACCTGGGTGGTGAACCATGACATCCCCATCGTGCTTATCTACGATATGTGTCTTTCCATTTACTTTGAACTTGACTGCTGCCTTCTTCTTAGCCGCTGCCCTTGGACGGATCTTACTCTTTGGCATATCAGACCTTCTTTAGCTTCGGGTTCTTCTTTTTAGCTGCTGCAGAAGCACCACGTGAAGAGGCGGCTAGGATTGCTCCAGCTGCTTTCTTAGAGACGCCTTCTTTTGCAGCAATCTTATTCTGCACAGACTTAAAGCCTGGGTGCGCTTTACTTTTTGCCATAGTTGTTGCCTTTCCTTATACTGTAGCTGGGTCGAATGGGTTGTAGTTAGCATAGTGGGCAAATTGAAGATCGTTGACCAACTCTTCAGGGTTAACCTGATTGCAATCTACGTGCATGACTGTAAACCTATCGGTTATTAGACCCATAGGTAGAATGCGGGTAGGCACCCAAACTTCATTGCGGAATACAACCCGATCACGAAGATACTTATCTGGGTTGGTTTCCATCTGGGTTAGGTTAGGGTAGGTAGCAGCGCTCTTGCCGTAAGTATTGCGGTGATCTTCTACCAAGTCAATATTAATAGTCAGGGAGAGAACGTCGGTGTTATAGAAACCACGATCACTTTGAACAGTAACGCCTTGGTTAATAGTAGAGTTAGCAACTAGTATACTGATAGGTCCTAGGAATCTACGGCCACCGGTATCATTACCGCCTACATCATAGATGTCATCAACTACAGTGCTGATTGGGTCATAGAACCACCAGTCAACCTTGTTACCTACTGTATTTACAAGTTCCTGGGTAGTGCCAGCAATAACAGATTGGCGCTCATGGTTAATACTAAAGCGTCCTTCACGTCCTTCACCACGCACAATTTACTCCCTTATTAGAATTAGTTATTAAAAAAAGCTGCGATTTCTTCAGCAGTTAAACCAAGAGCAGCCAACTTTGCCGCACCTGATTCTTTGGCGGCTGCGCTAGCAGTATCTGCTGCTTCTTTAGCCACACGGTCTGCTTCCATTTGTGCTGCCATAGCCTCTTGTGTGGCTACTTCCTCGGCTGTCATCTCACGCTCTGTTGAGATTCCAGTTGAGCAATCTACCTCTATTACTGTTGCCATTGTATTGCTCCTTAGTTAGTTGTTGTTAAATGCCTTGGCGAAGTACGCCGTAGAGTGAGAAGGTTGAGTATTGGACGAAGTTGCCAAAGACTTGATAAATCTGAATACTGGAAATGGCGTTTGTGGATCTGTAAAGGCTTGCTCCAAGTTGCAGAATGCGGTTACCAGTCGCCGCGTTGGTCTCGGCTGTCATATCCGAAATTATTGACTTGAAGTTTGAACCAGCATAGTTGGCTATGTAGAACTCCACATTTGAGAAGGTGTTTGTTGTCGCATTAACGCCAGGGTCTTGGCCGACATAGGAGTTCGTGTTCGATGACTGCCTGGTGCTTGTCGCTGTTCC